AATCAGAGAATGCTCCAATTTGTATTGGGTTGTGTGGTTGATAAAAATACCCGATTTGATTTGTACTATTCAACCCGTTATCAACAATTGCAAACCAATTCTGATTGAACTTGATTTTATGTTGGTAGGTTGATATGACTCTCTCTAATTGATTAAAGTTATTCCACTCACAAAAATCACCATCAATTGTATCTCCTGATAATAAAAATTCATTATAAAAGAATAAACCTGAACCCACTTGAGAAGTATATTGTCCCTGTGGTATATTCGTGTTTGAATTTGGGTTACTTTGATCCCACCAAGTTTGAGGTTTTTTATCTTGGAGGAATGTATTGAACTCCCAACCTTGTTTCATATTTCGTGTCCACCCAAAATAACCTCTCCAAATTGTGGTAAAGAACAATTGAGTTAGTGGTCTATTTTGATTATCCAATAATCCATTTATATTAATGTCACAATTGAATGATAAAGTATAAGACCTTCCACCTTCTTTAATAGATGTTCTTTGTTTTTCGTTTGGGGTTAGAACCTTAATTTCACATTTCTTTTTATCTCCGTAAATGTTTCTTTCAAAACCAGCATTAACCAAAACCGCACATTCAGGATCGGTAATGATCTTATGTTTACGAATGTAATACTGACTAATTGTGTCGGCGGAATTAGCGGCATTTATAACTCGTCTAAATGTACCTTTTGTGTTAGTTAGAAAAGTTGTTCCTGTATAACCGACATTTCTAATGTTAAATATATATTCTTCTGAACCTGATCCTCCGTCACCTAAACTCGTGACTTGGAATAATTGGTTTCCATTATAATTTACCGATAATTGAACGAACTCACCAACTGCTAGACCATGTTTTAATGGTGATTTGAATACTATATTATTACGTAGTTGGTTTGATCCCACCACAATATAATACGGTATTCCATTTGATGCAACCCAAGTCCAATTTATAGTCGTATCAGGTTCTACCGTAAATAAAGTTTTGGTAAAATCATTCGCATAAGGATAACTTATATAATGAGACCAATTGTATGTTGTGGCACTCACACTTTTAAAGTTAATATGGTTATTTGGTGGTTGGGTATAACCAATAACTGCATTGTCTGTTCTTATAAAATCAAATTCGGGATATTGTGGTAAACCTTCCCATGGCACACTTTGGTCTGTCGAAAACGGAGGCGTGTTACCTTGATAATAATAATTTTTAGCGTTACCTAAAGCATTGGTGTAGTACAAATTATCTCTATATGGAACATAGGTAGTTTCTCCCGAAATCGCATTCTCAAATAATATCGTAAATTTAGTGACAGGTCTGAAAATTGTTGACAATTGTCGTTCCTCTTCAAATACATTCACCAAATTCAAATCAACACTTCGATCATATTCAACCAAATCTTTACTTGTTTGACTGAACGGTATGTTTATAAACTGATCAGTTCTTGGTGCCGATTTATATCGTTGAGTTGATGATATTATTCTTGTTGTTGGATCTACAATCATTATTCTTAAGTTGTTGCTACGTAAAGTTTATAGAACCTATCTACTGCCGTTTTACCATTATTTAAACCAAAATAGAAGTGGTAAGGTGCCCCAACAACAACCGCTTGTTGATTAGACCCAATTGGTTGTCCTTGTATGATGTCACCCATTGGTGGTTGTGCTTCGGGTACGTTGTTAACATAATTTGAAATGTAACCTAATTTGGTTGTTTGAGTTATATATTTTTCCTGTAGAGTTTCAAAATCCAAATCTTGATATTTTTTACTAAAGAATCCACCACTATAAACACTATCAGTAACCCAGTTATTATCTTCAGTTCCGAAGATATTCATATTTGGGTTACTTTTTTTCAAGGACCATTTGTAATGAGGTACAACTTGTGATTTTGCATAACCAAAATCTTCTTGGATTAATGGTGAATTACTGTAAGTTTCGATTCCCGGTGATTCTATTTTTCTATAATTTAAGTTTTGTAATGGTGTTTGGAAAAACACTCCAAATACAGGTTTAATGTCCGCACCTGATGGATAAGCCGATGGATAATAATTATCACCAAAGAAGATGTATTCGTTACCAGGCACATTTTCGGTGATAAATGGTAACACTTTCCACTCTGAGTTAATTGATAACATTTGAGCCCAATCACCATCAATTCTATAACCACCTCTTGTACTGTTAAAGAACTGGATAATACCTTTACCCTCACTTGAATCTCCTCCTGTAGAAATCGGTATCATCCTTTGTCTAACACCTTCGTTTAATATTCTTGATAAGAATCCTAATTGGATGAGTTCGGAGTTATCTTGATATGATGTTGCCTTCAATTGATCCGCATAATACGATCCAAAACCATCAATACCGCTACAACAAATCTCATTGATAAAACTATCTCTTGGACCTAAATCAACAACAGTGGTTGGGAATTGTATTTGTTTCACATTATAACCTCGTCCAGGAAAAATTTCTAAACCAGGTACATTTGCAAAATCAGGCGAATCTTTACCAATAAAATCATTACCATTCCATGGCGAAGATCTATAATAGAAGCTATTAGATAGATCGTTGAAAACAATTACATCCTCACAATATCTATAATTAGGATCAAGATTAGCATTAAATAATGTTCGTTTATTGAAACTAAACATATACAATGCTCCATTTAACCAATTGTTTTGGAACACTTGAGCAAATATTCCTCTACAAGCAGCAAAGTTCATTGTAAATCTAACTTTCCACTCTAAGAATAATCTAGCATCATCACCATATTGTGCCAAATATCTTTTATTTAATAAACAATAACAACCGTTAACCATTCTATCTGTTGGTATAGAACATTGACCAGGAGGAATAACTCCAACACTACTTCCTGATCCACTATAACATTCTAATGGAACCATACCTTCACAAGTTAATGTATTTGTTAAACCTGAAATAAAAGGATCTTCATCTTTTTGTTCACCCGATGGTAAATCAAAACCTGCGGATATTATTGGTTCAGTTTGGATACCTGAAGCGGTATAAACAGCGAAGTTGTTATTTTGGTGTAAAGCATAACCTGTTCTATTCTGTACACCATTTTCGATTTCAGTTGAGGTTGGTAATCTATCACTCCTCATTACAATATTTGTACTTTGGAATGTGACAGGTGTAAGACCATATCGGTAATACGCAGGTGAATATAAAGCAGATATATTACCTCCTACGTTTACATCATTAAACCAACCATCTTGAGTATTATAGTATTGTTTTTTCTGACAATCTTGATCACATCCTTGTATTCCTGAATTTGTATATATGATTTTTGTTGGTGCTAAATTTAAATTCCAACCCAAGAATGCTCCACCACCAACATATTGAGTTGGTGCGGTTTGTTGTCTTGGTATAGTATAATTAGATGATGCATCAACTTGGTATAAATTACCATTTCCTAACGGACCTATAGTTATTTGTGAAGTAGTCTGCCAAGTTGGTAGTACTGGTGTATAAGAACCAACACCGGAAACGTTAGTGTCGTCAGTACATAAATAGAAATATGGTAGGTTAGATGTGAATGCGGTAAATTTTGTCGTATCAGGTGTAAAGGCAAATGACGGAAAGTACAAATTAGAAACGTTATTTGTTGAGCTAACGTGACTAACAGGTTTATTACCTGATGCAAATGCGGTATAACCTTGTATTGGTCTATTTAGATAATACGACCCCTCAATCATAACGTTTCCAAATGATGAGAAACCAAATATTTTTGATAAATCATACTTTATAGTTTGTTTAGGTGTGAATGGGTCGACACCTCTTACAAATATACAAACTTCATAATTTTCATAACCCTCCATTAATGTTATTACATCATTTATAGTCCAGCTACTAAACGCAGTTACGTTTAAGGGAGGACAATCAGGTGTGAGTATACTCACATCGTGTCTTAAATACTGATTAGGAAAATACCCTGATGTGAGTTGATCAATTCCTATAAATTGATTTACAGTGAGACCTGTTATTAATTGGAAATACTCAATGTCTGTTGCAAACTGTAAGTAAGATTCTTCGACATTTTGGTTACCAACGACAGGTAATTGACTAACTTGTGGTAGATTAAGTACGATGTTTGCAGTTAAATTATTTTGTGGGTTAGTAGGATCCGCATATTGTACTGAAGCCGGTAATGAGTTTCCTGTCAGTGTTGTACCTGTTATTGAGTTAGTACCAAACTGATTAAGTGTCGCTCCTGTTAAGTTAATTAAACGATTTAAGGATTGTGCATCAGTGTAATTTGGGTCTTGGAACGAACACACATTACCAATACCAATTTGTCCTGTTGCTCCACCACCCATAAGTACAACAACTACTTGATCTGTAAATGGTTGTGATGGTGTTCCAGGATTAACTAAAGTTCGTATTTGATTGACAGCACCTCCAAAATTGAAGTACTTATCCCTTGTATTGAAATCGTTTAATTGTTGTGGGAATGTTTTAGAAAGTGGGTAAGCGAAAAATCTTCTATCGGGTACGGTTCCTGGTACACCAAATGGTTTATCAGTTGCCCATAAAAATGGTTGTGGTGCGTGTAATAAATACTGTTCATTATCGTATAACCTATTTGGGTTAGTTGAGGATATTACGTCATACCCTGAAATTACTCTAGCTAAATCCAATGAAGCTTGTATGGCCAAATCCGAAGTAATATTTTCATCCGCAATTTCAGACGCAAATGTCTTAAACATTCCAGAAATATCATTACAATCATACGGATTGTCGTCAGGACTATCTGGTGGTCCTGATAAGTTAGGGTGATCAATGAGATACGATCCGGCAGAGTTTACAGGTGCTATAATGCTTAAGGCGGGCACTAAAGTATAGTTATAAAAACTACTAGAACCACCTTGAGCGGCGGCATCAATTTCATCATTGACACTGTTAATATCAAAATTATCATCCATCTCTGCATTTTTACAATCACAATCACAACTGGTACAATCGGGATAAGCAATCATCGGTAGTGATATTCTTGGGAACCCTTTTATTTTAATCGCCGCAACAATTGCAAATGCAAAAAATGCTGCGGCTAATGCGAATTTAAATGCGGCAACCGCTATCAAGAAAATACCTGCAAATATTAAACGAATACCTTCCAATAACCATCCAACGTTAACCGATGGGAATCCCGCGTTAATTATACCAGCACCGGCACTGATTGCAGCAACACCATTTTGTATTGAGTTGAATAACGCTACGGCAGCGTCATAAGTCAGGTAAATACTCAAAACAATCAATACGTATTTTAGTATTGGCCACATGAAAGAAATAAAATGGGCAACAAATAGTAGAACTAAAAGTGGAAATGTTAAAACGTTGATCAATATGTTAAACACAAAAAATATTGGGTCAAAGTTTCTGATTATATCGTTAACAGGGAAAGTATTTACTGTTGATTTACAAGTTCTATTGTCAATTTCTTTGATACCTAAGTGTTTGGCTCTACCAAAACCATTTTTGTATCTATCTAAGAACATTGCGGTTGTATAAACCTTATTATATTTAAACTCATAGAACGTATCTTCACAATCGATAGCCTCCTGTGGATTCACGTAATCATCCCAATCTAAACTAAATGCGTATGATTTTAAAAGGTTAAATAGTGATTCAGGATAAACCTTGAATGTAAAATCCTGTGTTACGTTAGGGTTGACAGGTGTACCAACTATTTGAATTGTATCACCGACATTAAATGGTATTGAGTTTTGGGACCCTGTATATAGAACTCCATTCAGATATATTTCATACGATGAATTGTTAAGTGATGTTTCAAATGAGATCCCCGCATCAAAACCAAATGATTGTACCTCTGTTGCACCTGTAATTAATGCTGGTTGGATTTGGTATGTATAGGATTGCGTTGCTTGATCAAATGGGTCATCGTCCGAAGCGGACCAACCATATTCTTTAACATTTGGTACTAAGAAATTTGCTCTTTGGAAATTGTTTTGTAATCCTTCCTCATTTTGCCATTTCATTTTAAATCTGTACTTACCTTTGGTAGGTATACCTTTACTTGGGTCGTCAGATAAAACTTGTTCACCAAACTCGTTTGTGAATACATAATCTAAATTCATTGGTACGTTAAGAACATAGGTACCGTCAGGATCTATTACCTTACCACCTTGTTCTACTTGATATACCTCCAAAATAGGTAATCCTTGATCATCAGAATTGATTGTTTGTCGTATTGCCTGTATTTCACCAGGACCGGCAACCAACTCACACAAATTACCTGTGTTATTTTTTGGTTTACAACTAACTTTTAAAGAATCGTCATTTGTTGTAGAAATGATCGAACCCATGAATATTGAAGTTGGTTGTATATTGATATTTGCTTGTTTAGTCAAATCAAAGTCAACTCTTGTAATGCCAACCTGACATAACTCTTGATCACCCCAGAACGGAGCGACATCAACATCAAACACTAAGTTTTTAATTTGAGGTAACTCTCTCAAGTTTGTTGACGTTTTAAACGTAGACCCATTAACTTGAGTTTCTGTGGCTAATCCTTGTTGTATTAAATCTTGTGGTGATAAAGAAAAACAACCAATGTCAGATAAATCAACATCCATCACAATTGTTTGATTACCTACTGGAACCCCAAAAATCATGAAATCACCACTATCATTTGTTGTTACGGTAAATCTATAATATTTGTCGTAAACCTCAATGTATGATTGATCCATTAAAACATCAGCAACATTAGGAAAAGTACCTGTTGATTGGTGTCCTTTGTATGATGGTAATTTAGGTAATAAATTATATCTATAACCTTCTTCATTAGTATCGGTTATAGTTCTATATGGATATAATTCTGAAATTACAGGGTCAAGTTCATCCGCATCATCCAAAGGAATAAAAACGGAAACCTTCGCATTTGGTAATCCAAACCCATTATTAACAAAAACACGACCAACTACAACACCGTAATCAGCACACATTCTTGAGTATAAATCGTTTGCGAGAATCTTTAAGGATAGTACTTCCAAAGATTCCCAATCTTGTTCTAAATTGACGTTAATATATTTGTCAACACCTACTTCGGTTCTTATTCTATATGATTTGGGCATTAAAGATTTCGTTTTTTCATAAATAGTTTATTTCCTATTTTAGAAAAAATAATCTTATTTTGAGAAAAATAAATTACTACGAGAAGTTTACTGATTTTAAGTTCAATACCCTTATATTAATATCCTTATTTGGGTATCTAATTTGGTAGGTTTGTGTTGGAGTTGCAAACAAAGTATCTGCTGTTGGTTGTATTTGTCTTGTCACCGGATCCGAATACGGCATCGATGTTTGAGCTGAAGAATATTGTCCCCCAACTTGATTAAAGAATAAAACATCAGAAACACTTACAATACCATTTTCAGACTGAATTATTCTTCTTAGTTCTGATATATTAACATTTTGACCTAATTCTCTAACTAATGGGTTAAAGAACTCTGTAACCAACTGAATTACTTTAGCAATAACCGCACCTTGATTTTGACTATTATCTAAAACCACATCTACAGTAACGGATAGATCAATAGTTTCGGCAGCCTCTATTGATATGTAGTCATTTATCATACGATAATTAGACAGGTAATTAGCAACGTTTTGTTTTAAAGTGTTTGAAACAACATTGGTTAAACTACCGCTCGTATCATAAGATAACATTTTGATTTTAATCTTATTGTTTTCTTCTGTGATTGCAACTTTTGCTGGTGCCCCAAACTGAGAAGGCATTGTTCTGATGATCGAATTGTAGTCATTTACTGTAACCGCTCTGTTTTGAGCTGCGAAGTTAAATGCAACCATATTTCTTACATCATCAGTAGTAGGTAAGTTAGCACCTCCAATAGCAGCGGTTACGTTATTACATTGTAAACTATTAATAACACTTCGGTTAACAGAATCTGATGGACCATTAACGGCAAATGACACAGTACCAATTTGATTAATTGTATTTATACCTAAGTTACTTGATAACCCACCACCAATTCTATATTGAACAAATAAAGTTGTGTTTGGCGTTAGAGCCGCCCCCATCGCAAAGTTATTAGTATATCTACTCAAATCAAAACCTTTACCATCACGAGCAAATTCTCTTAATTGTTGTTCAGCGGAAATATTACCACCACCGAAAGTCATTTTACAGAAACCTTCAGGTGTATATTCACTAATGAATTTATTTGATGTTGTAATGTATCTACCAACTTTAATACCTGGTTGATCCGAAACTTTAGTAGGGTCTTCAATAAAAACTCTATCTTGCACCAAAGCATCAACCTCAAACCATCTTTCAGGACCAACTGTAATAAAATCTTGTGGTTGTGGAATTGTTGAGTATTGAGTACCAGATTTAAGTAACACACTTGTAATACCTAATACATTTTTTTCAGGTAAAAATAATTCTAAATAAGGTCTTGCATCATTAGCGGTAATCACTCTCTTATATACTTTTGTAATACCATTGACAACGACTTCTCTTTTAACAATAGTATAGTTAATAAGTTTACCACTTGAGTCAAAATTTGGTATTTTAACTCGATTTGGTGATCCTTCAGCATTTATTGGTGACGCAAAATCAATATCGTAAACAGTTTCGAAAGGTTGTCCCGCACCGTTAACTTGAGATCCTCTTCTTAAGATACCACAATATCTTAAATCTTCTCTATCCCCAAAAGCAGGTACAGTAATTGAGAAATCAATCAAAGCAACCGATGGTCTTTGACCTGGTACTTTTAGACCATAAGTTCTTGCAATGTTATAAACTGAATTTTTTTGTCGTGCAAACTGTAATACAGTTTCTTGGATACTTCTGTCAATTTGAAAGTTAAGGTTATCTGTGACCGCCGCATTCAAATCTAACATAACAGAGAAAATACCTGCGTCATTAAAGTTTTGAACTAGATCGGGATAATACGTTCTAGTGAAGTTAATTAACTCAGTTCTTACTCCTTGAAAATCTCGGACTGTATAAGATATATTCTTTTCTGCCATATACTATTAAATATTGATAATAATAAAATCACTAGATTCAAAAGCAGAATCTGTTATTCTATAATCTATTTTAATTCTTGCCGTGTGTTCTAATTGAGAAATGTTGGTAACCCTAAATTCTCGTTCACCATCCATATTTACCGTATATCCTTTATCTTCTAATCCCGCAGATGCTGGTTCAACAGTAATATTAGTCACTTGTAGATTTGGCATGTAATTACCTATCGTATCTCTAATTTCAGATTCAATGTCCGAGAATGTTGGTCCGTCTAAAGGTTCAAAAATATACTCATAAAGACGCGTACCAAAATCAGGTAGGAAAT